TTAGAACTAGAAAATTACATCGATGAAAAATACCCTCATATAGTATTCACTCCAGAACTAAGAACTGGTAGAACTGGTACGCAACATTGGATCCATAATTATAATCTTCTTATTGGAGAAGAAGTGCTAGGACTATCATCTGGTGCTAGAGGTGTTGTTGTTGAAATACAACCTGAGCTTAATTCGGTCGTTATTCGAAAAACAAATACAATACCTTTTCAAAATGAGAATACTGCCTTTCTTACTTCTGCATTCGCCTTTCCAGCAAATATTAATTATAGAAATATATTTACTCCTCAAAAAGATGGGGCGCATCATTATGTGAATGCTGCAGGTACGTCTGTTGAACGGCTGATTTTTTCTCAAACTGACCCACAGCTTCCAGTAACGAATTACGAATATGAGACCGAAGTAAACGATAGAAAGACTCAATTAAGAGTTTTAAACAGATCTGTTGTTGATGAATTTGCTACTCGCTTTCGTTCATTAATTAATAAGTGAAATAGATAATGTCGATTCAGAAGGGATTACATCCTACAGATTTAAGTGCAATTGATCCGGATTCATTCCGACTACTTGTTAGTATTGAAGGTGCTAACGGTAAAGAAAGAGAAATTTCTCAATTGGTTCAGAAGATGGTAATCTATGAATCAATATTTCAACAAGCGCTGATAGCTGAATTCGATATTGCTGATGGTGTATCTCTCTTTGAAGATTTGCAAATTTCTGGTAATGAAAAGATATCTTCAATAGTAACTAAACAAAACGATAAAAGCTCTCCTCCTATTAGCATACAAAATGATTGGTATATTTTAGATATTCCTACGTATGGTAAACCAAAGCCAGACATGGCTGCGTATCGGATACGTTGCATTTCTTCATTTGGATTAGTATCAACGGCAAGAAGAGTTTCAGCTAAATTATCCGGAACATCGATTGAAATATTGCGTGAGTTATATCGACAAGTTGGAGCTCCAGTCACGGTATTAGATGATCAATCGCTTGGTACTATGAAGTTTATTCCACCTCGATTAACTTATTCAGATGCAATTAAGAATATACTACAAAAGAGTATGACGCCGAATGGCTCTCCATTCTTTGCGTATCAGACGTTTCATGATTCTCAATATGTTTTAAATTCTTATAATAATATGATTACTAGTGACACTTTAGATTCATATAATCATGGTACATTCTTTAGTGCTGAAGCTCAGACTGATGCTTCCTTTGAAGAAAAGCGTCGTAGAATATTAGAAGCATCAAGTAATATAGGGTTCTCTCCATATAAGTCTTTAAAGAATGGCTCGTACGTGACACGTACACACGCGCTAGACATATCAAATAAAACATACAACGCTATAGATTTTAATGCGTTCACCGATAAGATACCTTTAATTGACGGCCCTCAATCTGATTTAGTTTGGAATCCAGAGTTTAATGTGTCGGGTGTAAGCCCAGCAACTCTTACTGATACGTATAATATTTTTATTCACCAAAATTCTTTGGCAATGATTGATTCAAATGAAATCAACTATCATCAGTTTAGTGCATATAAATTAGCAACAAAACATTCGATCTATTCTAACTTAGAACAGCTAGAACATTCAATACGTTTAAATGGTGATTCACGTTTAACGCCAGGTTCTATTATCGAATTGTATTTTCCCAAGACTGGACAAGTTGAAGGAGCAGGTCGTGAGAATGATGAATTCATGAGTGGTAGATATTTAATAGTATCAAGCACGCATTCATTTGATTCAAGTGGATATTACACACGAGTAAAAGTACGTAGAGATTCGGTGCATAAACGATGAACACATTTATGAATACAGATTTTGCTTGGTTCCATGGCGTCGTTGAAGACCGAGCAGATCCTTTATATTTAAACAGAGTAAGAGTTCGATGCTTTGGTTATCACACCGCAGATAAAGTTTTATTACCTACAAACGATTTACCGTGGGCTACTGTCGTATTGCCAACAACTGAATCTGGTACATCTGGTGTTGGTAGATCTCCACACGGTTTAGTCGAAGGTTCATGGATTGTTGGCTTTTTTAGAGATGGGACCGATGCTCAAGATCCAATCATATTAGGATCAATTGCTTCTTTTAATAGTGTTGAAGCAAATACCAATGAGGGCTTCTATGACCCATCTGGTAATTATCCAAAAAAGACTGACGACATTATCACTAACTATTTAAATGAATCTGATGTAAATAAAGCTGCACGAGGATTAGCAACACAAGCAAGCATTATTCAAGAGCAAATCCGCACAAACAAAGTTGCTAATTCAGACGCAATACCAGATCTTGGATTTGTTGAAGCTAAATCAAAGGCAGAGATGTTTAAATTGTCTGGTGATGTACCAAACATTTTTTACTTTGATGAACCAGCTTCTCCTGCTAAGCCACAGTATCCATTTAATAAAGTCCTTGAATCTGAATCAGGTCACGTGTTTGAAGTTGATGACACACAAGACTATCAGCGTATAAAGGAAGCACACAGAACTGGAACGTTTTATGAAATACATCCAGATGGATCACGAGTATTTAAAGTAATAAAAGATAATTATGAAGTAACCTTAGGTGATGAGTATGTCAATATTAAAGGCACTTCACGTGTTACTGTAGAAGGCGACTGCAATCTCTTTGTTGTAGGTAATTGCAATACAGAAATACAGGGAAATAAGAATGAACACGTGTATGGCAATTTAACTCAAATCATTGAAGGCTCAGAATTTAAAACCATAAAGGGAAATGCAATACACCAAGTTACTGGTTACATGACTCAGGATATTGGTTCCTACATGACTCAAACAATTGGCGGTTATCTCAATCTAGAAGTTGGATCGAATTATACAGAAACCATTTCTGGTACTCAATCAACAACTGCGTCTGGTCATACTACTATCAATAATAATATTACTATAACTGGCACAACTCATTCAGTAGGTGATGTATCAACAAGTGCAGGGCTATCACCAACACTTGCTACACACAAACATATACCTAACAGTTCGAGTCCTCCACAATAAAGGTTATAAATAGATAGCATGAGTACTCAAATTCTATCAGATAAAAGTCTAGAAACTGTTAAGTCAATAGTAGTTGCTCGTTCGCGCGACTATTCAGATCTAGATTTGCGATTTAAACCACATCCAAGTTTTGGTGATGTGGTACCATTGCGTGATATTGCTGCTATTCGTAATTCAGTTCGAAATTTAATTCTTACTGGATATGGTGAAAGACCATTTCAGCCAAATGTTGGCTGTGGTATTATGAATCAGCTATTTGAAAATTTTAATCCACTTACCGTTGCAGCAATGGAAGAATCTATTTTACGGACAATCAAATACCACGAACCAAGAGTGTCAGTAGCTAAAGTACAAATCGTTGATAAGTCTGACCTAAATTCTGTATTTGTTTCTATATTAATACGAATACTGAATGTCCCAGAATTAGTAGATGTAAATATTTATTTAGAGAGAATTCGCTAATGGCCAATATTAAAAATGTAACTGAGTTAGATTTTGATCAAATCAAAATGAATTTAAAAGCTTATCTTTCAGCTCAAGATAAGTTTGCGGATTACGATTTTGATGGATCAGGCATGAGTATTTTGTTAGATGTCCTTGCATATAACACTCAGTATAACGCTCTCTTAGCTCATACAAATGCGAATGAATCATTCTTAGATTCTGCTCAGCTTCGTGCTAACGTTGTGTCACATGCAAAGTCTTTAGGGTATGTTCCATCATCTACTACAGCAGCTCAAGCAACTATAAACGTCGTTGCTCGTGGAATTAACACAACTCCAAATTCTGTTACTATGCCACGTGGTACAGTGTTTCAAGGATTGATAGGCAATAAGCAATATACTTTTGTAACTAATGCATCGTACACGGCAAGTAAAGACGTAGAAAACTTTTTCTATTTTAACAACGTAGAGTTATACGAAGGCGTTATTGAAACGTTTTCATATCGTATAAATAACCGAATAGAGAATCAAAAATTTAAAATACCAACAGAACAAGTTGACGTAGCTACGTTACTTGTATCAGTGCGCTCTTCTGTTACATCAACCATTGCTGAAATTTATACTTACTATAATAATATACTTGACGTAAAGAATGATTCAAGAGTTTATTACTTACAAGAAAGTTATGATGGTCAATATGAGATCTATTTTGGTGATGGTGTTATTGGCCAAAAGCCTACAACTGGACAAATAGTTGATATTGCATACATCAAAACAAATGGAAAAGAAGCTAATGGCATATCGTCATTTACAATCAATTCGTCACTAGGTGGATTAACAAACATAGTGGTTTCTCCAGCTTCAGGGTTTACTAAAACTCAAACTGGATCTGATCGTGAAAGCATTGACTCAATTCGATTTAACGCACCAATGGCTTTTTCAACTCAAAATCGTGCAGTGACATCAATCGATTATCGTGCAATCTTAAATGCTGAATTTGATTTTATTGAAGATGTATCTGTCTGGGGTGGAGAAGTAAATGTACCACCAACATATGGTAAAGTGTTTATTTCAATCAAGCCGTTTTCAGGCGAGTTTTTATCTGGAACAACTAAGCAAATTGTAAATCGATTTTTGTCAA